GCTGAAGGAAGCATTCCTAGAAGCCTGCATCTTTGGTTCAGGTGCCGTTAAAGCGGGCACTGTGCGTATAGATAAGAAGCAAAGCTACTCTAAAATGTTGAACCCAGAGACTGGTGAGCAGAACTTTGGCTTGAGCATTGTAGAAACTGTGGCGCCTGACGTAGAAAGCGTTAGTATTTCGATCTATACCCCGACCCATACTGTACAACACTGGATGATTGCGATGGTTTATTCCGTCGTCACGTCCTAACAAGACGACAGATGCGCGATCTGGCTGATTTACCACAGTTTGACTCCGATATGGTTAAGTATCTTCTTAAGATTCACCGTAACGGCAACCATACTGAAGAAGATCACGAGACAACCCGACGACGAATCGCGGGTATCCACGAGAACTCTGAGTCCAATCGCTTCGTTGTTATGGAGTATTGGGGCACCGTTGACGGATACGACCTTGAAGAGCACGGCATAGAGTTAGAAGAAGGCTCAGATCTTTCTGATGATTACTCAGCATGTGTATGGATCTGCGACGGCAAGGTACTGAAGGTTATGTTGAACCCTATAAACGGGTACAAGATTCCTTATCACATCTTCCCGTATGAGCGCAGCCCGCACCAGTTCTGGGGTACAGGCGTGCCTCGCATGATGCGTGACTCTCAGGGAACTATGAATACCGCAACGCGTATCTGGCTAGACAACATGGCTTTGTCGTCAGGTCCGATGGTTGAGGTAAACACCGACTTGCTTGCAGCAGGAGAAGACCCGACAGACATCCACCCTTGGCGAGTATTTCTCCGAGAGGGTGGAGACGGTTCTATGCCTGCTGTCAGATGGTATCAGCCGGTAGCGAACGCTAATGGACTGAACCAGATTGTAGAGATATTCCGTCGATTTGCTGACGAGACCACATCACTGCCCTCGTACACTCATGGTGAGCAGACTCAAGGTCTTAACAAAACAGCGACTGGTATGTCGATGCTGATGGGTGCAGCAAACATTGCACTGAAAAGCACAATCAAAAACATTGATGACTTCCTGATTGAGCCAATGATCGAGGCTCTGTTCCACTTCAATATGGAGTTCGGGACTAACGAGAAGTCCAAGGGTGATCTACGGATCGTAGCTCGTGGCAGTACTGCACTTGTACAGAAAGAAGTACAGAGCCAGCGGTTGCTTCAATTCCTATCTCTTGTTGGTGAAGACCCCAACGGTGCAGTCAAGCGTACTCAGTTGCTGCGTGACATAGCCCAGAGCATGGATATTGACCCCGACGAAATTATTAAGACTGAGGAGCAATTAGCTCTTGAACAGCAGCAACAACAACAGTTACTCCAAGCTCAAATGCAACAGGCAGCAGTCGCAGGCGATCCTGCGGCTCAAGGCAATGCCGGAATGGGAACTCCTGCGGGACTTAATTAAAGCCCGATTCGACAGCGCCCAGTCAGCATTAGAAAGAGCAGACGAGACAAATTTTAGGTTCGAGCAAGGCAGGCTACTAGAGCTGCGTTTTATGCTTGAACTTGAGGATGCGGCAAAAGCCGTTCTAGACAAAGCGCGGACCCCTAAAAGGACATCCGCAATAGACTAACGAATATCCCATTGTGGGACTCGAAGGAAATAACAATGTCAAAGAGAAATGACCCAGCGCGACTGGAAGCTGAAGCGAAAGAATTGTACGAACAAATGACTAAAGGTAAGACTGAGACCCCAGAGGCAGATCAACCTCCAGAGGATACCCCAGAAGAACCCGAAGCGTTGCAAGTAGAAGCCCCCGATCCCACGGATACGGCTGAAGTTCAAGCGGATGAGGACACAGTAGAAGAGTCAGAACGCAGCGAGGACTCGGAACTGAGGTTGGCTTTAGAAAAAGCCGAGAAAGCGATGAAAGGCGCACAGGCGAGAATGACGAAAGCAACTCAAGAAGCGGCTGACTTGAAGCGGCAAAATGCCGACCTGATCAAAAGCGTTACTGAGTTGAAGAGTCAACTTGTGGAATCTTCAAAAGATGAAAGCAAGCTGGCACAGATAAGAGAGGACTATCCCGATCTTGCTGGACCATTGCTGGATGAGTTGAAGAGAACACAGGATGAAGTTGGTAGAGCCAAGGATGCTTTAGCCGAGCAAGAACAGAGTAAGTATCAAGAGATTCAGGAGCAGGCGCAAGCCGAGCACTTTGAGCGAATCCGAGCGGTACACCCTGATGTCGATCAACTTATTGATACGGCAGACTGGTTGAACTGGTTAGAGGAAGCAGATTCTCAGACGAAGACTTGGATACAAGAAGGTTCGTCAAATGATGTGAACTCCGTCCTTAGTAGGTTTAAGGCTGATATGGGGCAACCAGCTCCCACGCTGCAAGAGCAGGCTCTTGAGCGGGCTAAGACGGTTGCAGAACCGAAGATGCCCAAGGCTCGAAAGTCACAAATTAAAGGCGAAAAGAAACACTGGACCGTCGATGAGATTATGAGGATGCCAAACAAAGTGTTTGAAAAGCATCAAACAGAAATACTCAAAGCGATGGAGAGTGGGTCGATACGCCGCTAATCTCTTGTGAGGTAATAAAATGTCTTTTTCACAATTTTCAACGGGTGCTACATCTGAAGTAAACTTTATCCCAGAGGTGTTTTCCAAACTCCTTCAGGCTAAGTTCTACAGCAAATCAATTTTACCCGAAATCTCTAACACCGACTATGAAGGTGAAATCTCTGGTCAGGGCGACAAAGTTGTTATCCGTACAGTTCCGGCTGTAACTATCAACGACTACGCTGGCACTATCACTACTCAAGAGCTGACTACTGCTAAAGTAGAAATGCTTATCGATAAAGCTAAGTACTACAGCTTTAAAGTAGACGATGTGTTGGCAGCTCAGGCTGATATCAACATGTTGGAAGGCGCTTCTAGCGATGCTTCTGAAGGTATGCGTATTGCTGTTGAGACTGAAGTTCTTGCTGGCGCTGTAACTGGTGCTACTACTATCGGTTCACAAGCTGACGTAACTACTTCTAACATCCTAGAAAACATCTTGACCATGTCTAAGCAGTTAGACGAGTTGAACATCCCAGAAGAAGGTCGTTTTATCGTTCTTTCTCCTGAGTACATCTCTATGCTTAAGCAGTCAGAGCTGCGTCAGGCTTACCTGACTGGCGATGCCACTTCACCTCTCCGCAACGGTTTGGTTGGAATGGTTGACCGCTTCAAGGTTTTCCAAAGCAACATGATTTACAAGCCATCTACTGGCGCCGACGCGGGTTACACCCACGTTCTTGCCGGTCACCCTAAAGCGTTGTCCTTCGCGTCACAGTTCACTAACACTGAAACTGTTCGCATGGAAAGCACTTTCGGTGATCAAGTACGTGGTCTGAAAGTTTACGGCTCTAAGGTCGTTACTCCAGACGCGCTTGTAGTTGGTAAGTGGAACTAAGATAGACCAATGATCGGGGGAGGTTTTCCTCCCCCTTTTTGGCGAGACACTTATGAAAAAAGCTAACACGAAGAAAGACGAAGTATTCCTTCAAGCCAAAGAAGACTTTGGTGTAAAGCTGGATAGACGGTTAACGCTCGCGCAGCTCGAAGAGCAGGTGCAGCAACTAGCTAAGAATAAAGCAAACCCACAGCCAGCCCAGAAAGAACTCGTCCCAAAACGGGTTAAGAATGTGATTACCGGAAATGAGTTCGAGTACAACCCGATATTCAAAAACAACCCCGATTTACAAATAATTGAGTGGGAGACTGACAATGGCGACAACTAAGGTAGTAGATATTTTAGATCGGGCTGCAATTATTCTTCAGGATAATACGAACGTCCGGTTTCCAAATAGTGAACTTTTAAAGTTCTTTAATGACGCACAGAAAGAAGTAGTGCTACACCGACCCGACGCAAAGATGGTAAACACCACCTACGACTGCGTTGACGGTAGTAAGCAGACACTTCCAAGTGCGGCGTTACGATTGATTGAAGTAGTACGAAACGTGGGCGGTCGAGCCGTTACCCAAGTACAGAAGCGCATCTTAGATGAGACGCTACCTAACTGGCACGAGACCACAGCTGGCACCAACAAGATTGAACACTTTGTTTACGATCCAGCCGACCCCAAGAATTTTTATGTATACCCCAAGGGTGCAAGTGGCGCTCATTCTCTAGAGATTGTTTACAGTTCATCTCCGTCAGAAATTACGATTTCTAATTTCGATACAGATACAACTACAATCAGCCTAGACGAT